ACTTTACCAGATATGTATGTCGCGCTGGTGGTAAATGTGGTCTGAAGTGCTGTAGCAGTGAACTGGTCATAGATCATCTTTCCAGCGACTACTCCGGCAGCTACCCCGTTCGCAGTTGTAGCAGTTCCGGCAGTCAAACCAGTTGCCGTACCTGTTGCATTAGTTAAAACTGCCGCTGATGGTGTGCCGAGGTTAGGCGTTACCAATACAGGAGAGGTGGCTACTACGAACGTACTCCCTGTTCCTGTCTGAGAAGCAATGCTTGTGGCGTTGCCTACAGACGTTATCGGGCCAGTTAAATTTGCGTTAGTAGTTACATTACTCGCAGTGAAAGCCGTTGCTGTGCCGGAGATGTTTGTTCCGACCAGCGCAGTCGGAGTGCCAAGTGCTGGCGTAACGAGTGTCGGAGACGTTGCTCGAACGAATACTCCTGTGCCTGTTCCGGTGTATTCCGCAGCGGTCGAGTGATAATACTCGTTTGCCGAGCCACCATTCAGACCCGCTAGATCGTTGTGGAGATTCGCCAACGGAGAGTTAACGTGCGTGTTTCTCTCAGTGCCGTTATACGTCAGTGTGATCGTTCGCGTGTGGTCAGAAGTAACAAAGCCTAAAATCCCTAGCCTAGTTGCGATAGTGACCGCTGTTGACGGCTGAGTTATATACGCATCTAGTTGTGAATAATCAGGAGATATGGAAGTGATCTCCGGAGTTGTTACTCCAAAGAGTTTCTTCCATACCGTACCCGCTACTGCTGATTCGTTTGTGTATCCGCTTAGTGTTGCGATAGTAACTTCTGTATCTGAAGTTCTGCCCGTGATCTGATAAATCCCGTTCGGGGTTTGTAGATAGGAAGATACCAGCACACTTGCAGAAGCATCAATAACCGCCGCAGCGAAAGGAGTTCCAGCCGATGCCGTAGCCGTTCTGCTTGTTCCTGTTCCCGTGGTCGTAATCGTTCCAGTGACAAGTGGAATCGCAGTATAAATCTGCCGCGTGATTGTAGTGATCGATCCACTAGCAACGCTATCAACCCCCGCCCAGATAGTAAAATCCCAGATACCCGCATCGAATATAGTTCTGCCCAAAGGCGCGGAAACAAAAGCCGAGAAGCAGGTTGTATCACTAACCGCCGTTCCAGAGATGGTCTGTTCTGCGGTAGTGACCGGGATGGTTGCGAATGTTGAAATGGGTATAGCGTTATTCGCCCCGACAGGAGTTATGTTAGGGGTCGCGTTATAAAATACCACGCCCGTACCTGCTGATGATGTATCTGAATTAGCGTTCGCCCAAGCCGTTCCGTTATATCTCAAGACTTGATTGACCAGCGGGGTTCCAATCGTTACTTCATTCAGATTGGATAATGGAATATCTATACTTGCCGAGCCATTAAATGAAACGCCAGCAATGTTACGCGGGGTAGTTAGGGTCGCAGCCGATCCCGTAGTATCTGCATTAATGGTCGCTGGTAGAGATAGAGTCACCGCACCAGTCGGAGAGGATACGTCTATCTCGTTTGCTGTTCCCGTGATAGAGACTACAGCCCCATCGCCTTTATCGTTAAAGGTATTCCAATCAGTCGAGCTTAGATAGCCGGAGGTAGAAACCCCCGCTGCACTGATACTTATATCAGGAGCCGCGCCACCAGTAGACGAGATAGGGCTTGTTCCAGTAACCGAAGTGACCGTGCCGACATTAACAGAGCCGCCGAGGGCTGTAACTGATCCGTTTATTGTGATATTTGAATTGACCAGCTTGGCGTTTGCTATCGAACCCGCCAGCATTGTATTGGTGACGGTCGAGGTGTCCGTTGTATAGACACCATCCGTTACCGTTCCGGCATTGCCGCCAATTGAAAGACCAGAGGCAGTGCCGCTTATATTAGTTCCGACTAAAGCGGTCGGAGTGCCGAGAGCCGGAGTGATGAGAGTCGGGCTAGTTGCTAGAACATTATCACCCGTCCCCGTATTCGCCACACTAACAAGATTACTAGACCCGTCTGTAGCCACCGCATACGAGGCTGTAAGCCCCGATATGTTCGCGCCTGATACAGACACTACACCGGAGTCATCCAGCGTAGCTGTGGAGTTCTGAATAAGAAGTCCAGTCACTCCGTCGAATCGAGTTATAGCATTGTCGGTAGATGAACCGGGGCCAACTACATCTCCCGATCCAGCCCCGCCAGTGTTAACCGTGACGATAGATTCTGTTCCATCATCCTTCTTCATGTACAGCTTGCCATCGTATGTATTGATAGCAAGTTCACCCAAAGCCAAATCAGTGGTCAGCGGAACCTTTGCGGCAACCGCCGACCGTTTGATCTTAATAGAATTTGCCATTAGGCTCTCCTTTAGGCTATATAGCCGGAGTTAAAATTAGAACGTGCCGCCGTCCACATTGATTTCATAATCAGCGGCATCGGTCAACTGCCCCTGTGCGTTGACTGTGAACGTAGTTGTATAGAAGCCATCAGTAGTTCCGTAAGTTGCTGCGGTTACTGCGGTATTAGTAATCGAGAACTCGTTACCTGTCAGCGTCAACCCTGTGCCAGCGGTATATGCACCAGCGGCAGAGAACTGAACCCAAGTTACAGGAGTTGTTCCGAGAGTTCCACCTGAGTTGACTGAGCAAACCCATCCACTATCTGCTTGTGTGGTTCCTTCTTCGATAAAAGTAAATGCGCCGATTAAAGAATCCCAAGTATTCGCATCGGTAGTCCGGGTCCACGCACCAGCGTTACATTGATAGATTCCGTTGTTCTCGTCTAGCGTTTGATTCTTTACCAGAACGCGCATACCAGCGGTGATTGAAATTCCGTCAATCGTTTGTGCGCCAGATAAAGTGATGTTAGCAACAGTAGCAGCAACGCAAGACGCTTTTGGATCAAGACCTTGTGCGACTGAGTCAACATAGGCTTTGGTAGCAGCATCTTGTGCAGACGTAGGATCGCCAAGACCTGTGATCTTGTAAGTTCCCCAAGCTACATCGCCTGTTGGTGCGGTCAAATCAGAGATAGAAGCATCGACCGCAGCCGTTACTAGACCCTTTCCATTTACGGTCAATTTGGTGAAAGTGCCTACATCAAGATTAACAGTAGCAAGCGTACCCGTTCCCGTCACCGCTGCTGTGCCGTCAAAAGCGTCTGAGGTATAAGCTATGTCACCAGTGATGGAGATGGTGCGACCAGTCTCTAAAGCAACAGCGGTGTCGGCTGTTCCAGTTAGATCACCAACGAAGTCGGTAGAGGTAACAGAGACTAGACCAACAATAGTTGTTTCAGAAGAACCTAAAGTAATTTCTGTGGTTCCTACTGTAACGGAATCATTCACCAGCATTGTGTTGGTAACGGTTGCCGTGTCGGTTGTATAAACGCCGTCGGTAACTGTTCCAGCATTGCCAGAAATATCGCCAACTATTTCGCTGCTGAAGGTTTTAACTCCGGCAACGGTTTGCGCTGATGAGAGGTCTACGAACGCACCGTCACCACCGATAGTAATAATGCTAGTAGCTGTACCGCCAGCCCCGCCCGTTCCTGTACCGTAGTACAGAATATTCGTTTGTTCGTTAAAGGCTAGTTCTGCGTTCTCTAGTGAAGCGGGTGCGCCAGCGCCGCCGCCATTTGCTCTACGTTTAATTCTGATCTTGTTTGCCATTTTTAATACTCCTTAGAAGTTTCCACCATCGGTTATTTCGGTTTGATTAACATTGTTCCATTCGTTAGAACCGAACATTACAACATCCCGATATTGAATATTGCTCATCACCACGGGATAACCTGCGATGAGATTATTATTACCTCCACCACCAGTGCCTCTATTTATCTGAATGACTTGTCTGGGTACTGGCGTTACCTGTACCGTGAGATTATTCCCATCGGTTACGTTTACATTAAGGTTCGCCATATTAGATCTTTACAATGCCATCACTGCGAACAATAAAGAGAAGAAAGATTATATTGTCCTCTGCCGGAGTGCTTCCAGCAGCGACAAAGCCTATCTTGATTCGACCAGAGAATCCCGCGCCATTAATTGAACTAATAGCCAGTTGAGCGTCATCATCAACTAAGTCCCACGAGTCATCATTTATGATAAGTGTAAAAGAGCCAGCAGCGTTATCACGGTTAACAATAGTTAAAGGAATCGCGGCAGGTGTGGGGGTGTAATTCGTTATGTCGAAGGTCAACCCGTATCGGGAGTCCTTCACATTGGATAAGGTTCTGCGGACTATCTGAGCGTCTATGGTCGCATCGGTTAGATCAACGGGCGTTATACCATCATCGCCAGTTAGGGCGAGATTCCAGAAGGTGGACTGTTGGTATACGAGTTCGCCAGCGATGATCGGATTGTCGAATCCGCTAACTTGAGATAGGGAGTTCTTATTAAATACTGCCACGATCTGCTCCTCACTAGGAATTCGGTTCGCTCACTAGCGAATCCGTGCAGTCATGTTGTGTCTTATGTTGAGATTTTAATCTAGTTTTAACTATATTGAAAGTTGATTACAGACCAATAGACGAATTTAACCGCATACAGACCTGCAATGCCTCATCCGATATAGATATATCCAATTCTTTTGTATCAATTTCTATCGCTGGCCTAACGTCATGCAGTCCAAGCAGATCGTATGCCCTCTCATCTTCCGGCTGCTTAACATATACCTCTTGAAAGTCATGCTGATATTCTTCTATCCCGCAGAATGAATAAATACTTTCTATAGTTTCTTTAGGTTTGTATACGAGTTCGGAGTATTTAATAAAAATGAATTCCCCGTTGTTATTATCCATCGCATATTTAACCCCATCCAGCGACCTCATTACAGGCTCGGAATCGGGATTGAAAAAGTCTCTCTCGAACTCAGTAGAGTCGAGATTGTTTTTCTTATATAAATACAAAAAGGATTTTAATATCTCCTCTACAGGACGAATTAATACGACAATCTTTGGGGATTCAGTAAGAAAGTTTTTTACTAAAAATAGATTATTTGGATTAGTCCAAGACCTGCACTTATCGAAGATATGTGACGCGGTAGTATCTTTGTAATATATCTGCGCGACAGACTTAATCAAACTTCTTTCTATCTCATTGCGTCCACTTGCTATTAGTTGTTGCTGACTATAAATCAGACAAGATACGCTTGTATCCCAAGCCAATTGACATAAAGCAGAATTCCCCTCCGCATGAATATTGCTGTTCTGGGAAAGTATTGCAGAAAGAAGTGTCGATCCAGTGCGCGGAAGCCCACTTAAATAATGTATTGTAGCCATGTTTTGAAAGTTGATTAAAGTTCTACCCATCCTGTAAGGATATACTTTGATCCCTTTAATGGGGGATTCCCTCTATGAGTATGGGTGTATCCCGCCGGGAAAAGTATTAATGTTCCTTGTTTTGGTTTAATCCGCTTATGGTAGTAAAGGAACTCAGTCTCACCACCATCCTCCACATCATTTAAGTAGAGAATAAAAGCCATAATTCTGGAACTTTCACCTCTACTTCCATTCTCACAATGCCAGACATGATACCCTTCCCCTACGCTTGTTTTTTGAACCTTTATATAATATATCTGATGTTTATCTAATCCTTTTAATGCGGCATATTTCTTAGAGTAATCAGGATATATTGACCGCCAAAATATTTCCGTAAACAGGTTTAATGCACTAGAAGTGGAAAGATAACATTCTCCCGTATTAAATGCTGCGGTACTTATTGCAGCGTCATCCATCTTAGTTAACTCTGAGTCACTGCGCCGCCAAGTTAACCCTGTATTTTCTAAAGACGTATAGTGGTCGATCAGTTCATTACAGTATTCCGAACTAACTATATTGTCGTATATACCTATAAAATCTTGTGTCATACACTCTTCACTGCCCAGATCGCATCAGGTTTGTCGAGCCACTTGGCTACTGGCTTTGGATCAATAGCGATATTTCGCATTGTATTTCTATAAAATATAAAATCACTTCTATTTTCTAAATACCTATCCGGGCCATCAACATCTGTTAGAACCGACCAATCAGTGTCTAACAAAGCCTGCTTTGCTTTATCTTTTATATAACACGGCTGTGCATCTATACGCCTTATAGTTTTATCTCTAGCATAATAATGCACATCTCTTTCTGTATCGTCTGGGCAATCCACCCAAAAAAACGGCAGCGACACCTCAAATCCAATATCATTGACTTCTATGATAGCCGCGCCATCGCACTTTATTTCCCCCGGATCTACCAATGCTTTTTTCATGTCAACCCTTAATAGTTTAGGACAATAGAGCCACCCGTTCCAGCTACCCCGGGGCCGTTACAGTTAGACCCTCCCGCTCCAGACCCGCCAGTTGCACCACCACTAGCACTCGCATACGATCCAAATGATGACGTTCCACCACTCCCGCCAATAACATAATTAACAGTCCCACCCGGAGTTAAGCCAGTTACCCTAACGTATGCGACCCCGCCGCCACCGCCGCCACCGCCACCAATCCCCGGATAGGCACCCCCGCCACCGCCGCCACCTCCCCTTCTTGGGGCAGTTTGCCCTGCATTGGTGCCATTGCACGGGCCACCTGCGCCACCACCACTTGTACTAACCCCGGTAAATCCCCCGCAGTATATAGCAGCTGGCGATCCTCCTGCATTACCTGATCCAGCTGAGCCAATTCCACTGCTACCAGTATTAGTGGCTCCGCGACCACCTGCGCCTCCTCTGTTTGCATTTGTGCCAGTACCGCCATTGCCACCAGCACCGCCGCCACCAGTTACCCATACGTTTGCTGCCGTTATTCCGGCCGGAACTGTCCACACTGTTCCAGAAGTTAAAGTGACATAAGTATTCCCGGCACCACCAGCCGCAGCAGCAGAAGTCCAAGTCGTTCCGTTAGAAGTCAATACCTGACCAGAAGCCCCCGCAGCGATGCCTGTGACCGCACCAGTTCCCGCGCCGACCAATAGATTGTTAGCGGTTAGAGTTGCTGCGCCAGTGCCGCCATTAGCTACAGGAAGCGTTCCGATAACTCCTGTTCCTAGAGCGAGCTGCCCCGATGAGTTCGTGTTATTTGCTAACTGACTTAGATTAAAAGCATTTGTCATGCTGCCCCCGCTCGTGCGAATGTTTGTTGGAGAATCACGTTGTTAACTGTGTCAGGAGCATTAGCTAATGTATACGCCCCAACAACAGTCGTAAAGTCCGTTCCTAGTTTTAATAATACACCGTTTTGATATAGATTAAAACCACCCGAAGTGAATGAGAATGGGTATGTTACCTGACCTATTATAGTTTGGATAACCTCATTGACTGGCGTTCCGTTAGGCACTCCCAGATTGTTTGGTGTCCATTGTATTATCTCAAGATCGCCCGTTGTTACGTTCGGGAAGTTTGTAATAGTCTGTCCGACTATATCGTAGTCTTGCTCATTTACTACCGTTCCATTAATGAACAGAAGTTCGTAGCCTGAGATTAAGGTAAAGCCTGATACTGTGTAACTGCCCTCGGCTGATAGAACTGCTGAATTCCTACTGAATGAAGCATAAGAACCTGTAGCAGAATTAGTCGATCTAAAAGATATAACAGTAATGATATTATCTAATACTACTCCTGTTCCGAAAGTCACCCCGCCAGCCGCGTCCGTGTATTCTGAAGTCTGGCACAATGTTCCCTGATTAAATACGAAACACTGCCCAACTATATAGGCTACATCCCTAGAAACCGGGAAGAATGTCTGTCCGCTTGTCGCAGTAAATGTCGATATGGTCATCTCAAAAGTATCGGGAATGGTAAAGCCTACTACTCTCCCATAAATATCAATGGTGAGCGTAGCCGCTGATCCTGTGTAGGTGTAGACACCGGGGCCGAAGTCTAGGTAGGGTGCGAGATGAGCGACCACAACTCCATCAGAATTATTCGATACTGATATTTCTCCCGTCCCGACACTCGTAGTTCCTACCTTTAATAACTGTCCTGTTCTTACATCAAGATCAATGTAATTAATTCCATCAGGCAAAGCCGCCCAGATTGTAGGATCGAATAGATTGCTCTCGTAAGGAACGAAAGCCGCTGTCCCAGAAGCGTAGATAGCAAAGCCTGTGTCGAAGGATATTTTGCGACCCGTTCTATTCGTATACAGAGGATAGATGGTCGTTCCGAAAGCGGGTTCGGCTAGATACCAAGAGTAAGCCGCCGGATCAATGCTAGGCGTTATGCTGTTTTGATTAATCAACCCGTAGTAATACTTCCCTCTAGGATTAAGATCAAAGCCCGTGCCTGTGATCGTATCGGCGTAAGCGATAACCAAGTATTGCTCTGAGTATTGGAAGGTCGTAGGCCGCCACTTAAATACCGCACTAGGCAGACTGAAGCTAGACGCTCCCAGACTATTCATCATTCGAGTGACGAAATACCAATCCCCAGAAGGAATCCCCGCTAGAGATATTAACGGGAGGACTGTATTAATATTCCACGGAGTTCCGTTAGCCTGTACCTCGCTAGTACCTGCAAAGATTAACTGCGCTTCTGTAGGATCGGCGAAAGCACTGTAGTAGAGTTCTGCATACTGAGAGATACCAGCCCCCGGCGTTGTTACTTGTACCAAAAATAAAGGGTTAACATTGGCAGGATAAGAATTTACAACTACAGGCGGCGGCACTGTCCCGAATACTAGCGGATCGCCGATACCTGTGTTCGGGCTTGGTTGGAATTCGGTAATAGCCACATCATCGTAGACGGTAGGATTAAATTCCATCAGCAGCAGATTTACTACAATCGCCCCATCATCTTTGAAGGTCTGAGATACTTTGTTAGTTCTGAATAATTTATCTACCCATCCATAATTAGCATTGGTTAATGTCATTACATCACCAGCTTCTAATTGGAGTCCATCGAACCCAACAGAACAAGTGACCTGCAAATCCTCCCGCGAGGACTTTAAGAATCGGTTAGCTAGATACTGTGCGCGTACATTATTGTTACAGAATGGAACTGTTATTGATTGCTTATTAATCGGCTCATTAGGGAATAGAAGTGCCGGATCAATTTGGGCTAGATCAAAAGTTGAAGTATTGAACGCATCCTGATTAGACTTGTCGGGGAACTTGACCTCGGCAATATTGAATGAATTAGATAGATCTATAGGCGTAACCTGTATCGAGGAAATGATATTGCTATCATTTATCGCCATTGCCACGGTGTATGTGGGCTTCTGGACGATCACGCCCCACTTAGCCGTAACCTCGTCATACCTTAATAAGCAATCGCAGCTAGAGGTCATGTTCTGTAGCGTACTCATGATAGTCCGTGCCGCGTCTACC